AGATGGCAAGATAGCATCCATGTGCCAAGACTTACGACCTGGACGAGCAAATGTGTAATCGTTTTTGATCACTGATTGAATTTGTTGTTCAAGCAATTCTTTCCAGCTGATTTGAGGTTCAGTCAAATCTTGAATCATACGCTTGACACCACCGGGCAAGTTACCTGCACCTGCTGCCTGGGCAGCCTGCAACACAGCATCCTTGACTTCATCACGAATGGCTTTCTTTTCTTCCTCGCTCAGTTTAGGACGACCTTTACCATCTTTGTTGCCGTCACCATCACTATCACTTTCGCCATCACCATCGCCATCCAAGTGTTCATCAAGGATCTGCTTGAGCATATCGTTAATGTCTTTTTCAGTAGCGTTTTGCATCAAGTGATCGTAGACTTCTTCCATACTCCAGCCCTTGTATTTTTGATCATACAAGCCCACTGGAATCTTTTCACCCAAACGCTGATCAACCAAGTCATTGTTCACGCAGTAGTCTGCGGCAATGTTACTGACTTTGGGATCACGATCAACACGGCGACCCATGTGATCATAGACAACGTGCAACACTTCGTGACCAAACAAGAACTCAATCTGCTTGATCGGCATCTTGTTGATAAATTCTGAGTTGTAATAAAAATGGCGACCGTCAGTGGCAGCAGTACCACACCATTCGTCGGCGTTAACCAACTTCAAACGAGTAGCCAAGTTGCCGAAAAATGGCGCACGGAGTAACAGACCGATACGAGCAGTGACGAGTTTATCACGTGCGGCTGCATCGACTTGGGGGTTAGTTACTGTTGCGGCTTTTGTTTTTTCTGCGAGAGTGTTAGACATTTCTGCTCCTGTTGAGTCTCTATTATAGCATAGAGTTGAAAATTTTGCAAATTCGAAAATGTAATACTCAAGTATTCATCCACTTGAGCGAAAAATATGTTAGTAGTTCATCTTTTAGATAGATGTAGTATTTACGATCATCTTTGTGCCAAGCCCATTTTGGGTTAAAACCATCCAACTTGTCCATAACTTCGTGATACTGTATTGCCCAGAAGGTATCACGATCAATACCCGGACCATAGTTTTCCCAACACCAGTTGCGAATCTGTATATACACAGCAATGTCACTAGTCCCAAGTCTAACACGGTGACTGAAAAAAGTGCTTAGTGCGTGTCTACCGTCAAGTTTTTCTAGTTGCATAGTAAAAAAGGGGACTTACAGATTTCTCTAGCCCCAATGTTCAACCTAAGGAGATAACCGATTACTTACCGCTTGCGGCGATAATGTACTTGCCGAAGCGTTTGTGGAACTCGTCAAAGTGAGCCATCTTACCTGGCACCATTGGCAAGCTGTAAGTTGTCAGAGCAACACGAGCACCCATAACAGTCAACTCTGTGGAGAAGTTGTTCATCATGAATGATAAGAAGTTGTCTGCCTGTTTGTGGAAGTCAGCAATCTTGTCCTTGCCCAACTTTTTGTATTGCTCTTGCAATTCGTAGCACATACTGATAGTCAATGAGTACATAGCACTCACTTCTTTGACTTTCAACTCAGTGACTTTGCCTTGCAACACATCAGAGGGGTTAGGCATTTGACCTGCAACTTTGCGGTGAGCCATAAAGCTCAGAGCAAGACCTTCACCAATAGTACCTGACACCAAGTCACGCAACTCGTCATCACTCATACCGTCTTGTTTCAAGAACTGCGACACGAACGACCAGCTACGAGGAGTAGCAAACGCACGACTTGCACTTTTTGGATCAAAGTCAAACAAACTGTGTTTTGCGAAACCAATGTAACCAACAACGTCTTGGTGAACTTGATTGTTCACAGCCCATTGGAACCAGCTGTCAAAGTCAGGACGAACTTCCAAGTGAACAAAACGATTAGCCAGTGGGCTAGCCATACGATATGTCACACCTTTGTCAGACTCACGGTTACCAGCAGCAACCACAACCACGTTGTCGGGCAACTGATATTTGCCAACACGGCGGTCCAAGACTAGTTGATAAGCAGCAGCCTGCACAGCGGGAGCCGCAGAGTTCATTTCGTCCAAGAACAATACAACGATGGGATACTGAGCACAGGTTTCAGCATCTGGCAAATCGATTGGGGGAGCCCAGTCCATTTTGCCTGTGTCACGATTGAAGTATGGAATACCTTTAATGTCAGTTGGCTCCATTTGTGACAAACGGACGTCATAGCAGACGCCATCAAGTTCTTGTGTCAGACCCTTGATAACGTCAGACTTGCCGACGCCTGGAGGACCCCACAGAAAAACGGGGCGTTTCGTATTGAAACAGGCTTTGATACGATTACGGGCTTCACTCGGGGTGACGGTGCGAGACTCAGTTACTGCCATTTAGATACTCCTTGTTGAATGACATTTTTAACATTGAAACTGTATTATACAGACTTTTTATGATCTGTCTGTAGTTTTTATGCAACAAACAGAAAATATTTTTATGCCGCCTCCAGCATATTAGCTGGAACGCGCCAAGTAAGATGACTCTTGCCATTTTCTGACACGAGAATGAATTTGCGGTTGACTTTTTTCACAGTGCCCAAGACGATTTTGTTATCACGGGTACTAGTAAAACGAACTTGGCTACCGATGACCAAGCTGCCTGTATTTTTATGAACCAGTTGACTGCGGGCAAATTTCAGCGCATTGTAGATGGAATCCAGATCAGTATTAGAAAACTGACCAGAAATGATCGCTGAGTTAACTTCTTGAAGTGTAGTCATTTTGCTTCCTGTTTCGTTTAACAATATATGTATTATACAGCCGTTTTTCAAAATCACCAAACGCAAAAAGAAAAACCGTTGCATTTCTACAACGGCTTAAAAATGAATACTTTTGTTTGTCAGTCTAGTAAATGGTCTATGTTGATGGGCTTCAACTTGTCAGTAGTTGATACAACTACTGGCTCAATGAATCGCTGATCCATCTTTTCAAACATTTTTGGATCTCGCTCAATCAGAATGGCCCTACGATTCAGTGCCTGACAGGCAAGCCCAGCTGACCCACTTCCAGCAAAAGTGTCCAGAATCAAATCACCATCATTGGACAAGAGTTCGATAAAGTAACGCAAAACTTCTTGTGGCTTTTCAGTTGGGTGAATTTTGTTCTTGCCAAGACCGCCGCTGTACGTGATGGTATTTGGAACTACACACTCGATAAGCCCATTGGACTGTTTTCTTGAATTGAACACTGTTTCGTATTCTTTTCTGGCACGTTCAAATACCTCAGTCAAGTTATCAGTTGACTTGCTGTCCTTGATTGCTTTGTACAAGATACTGCTGGCTTTGTCGGCTGAGGCATATCGCTCAACCATACTGTCAATCTTTGCGTTGGCGTGAAATGTACGCTTACCCCCGGGCTTGATACCAAACAACACATACTCACACCCGCTCACAGGATTTACTTGACGATTGAATGGCACGGCAGCTGGCTTCTTCCAAGTCCACACACGCTTGGGTTCAAACCCAACTCGCTCCATTGACTTCCACAGATAAGATACATACTGGTCAGAGATAAAGACTGCAAACGCTCCGCCCTTACGAACTTTTTTGAACCACAGAGCAGACCAGCTGTCAATCTGCTTTAAGAAGTCATTGTGTTCTACTGAATCCCAATCCTGCTCAAAACTTTCGCTGAATCTTTGATTGTGAATAGTAGTTTTATTCTCACCAGTTTCTTTGTCGATCCACACTGGCTTGGCGCCATCTTCACTGATATTATATGGTGGGTCAGTAAGCAACAGGTCAACGCTGTTGTCGGCAATCAACTGATCCTGTTCGAGCATATCGCCCTGTATTCTGGTAATCATTTATTCTCCGTAGTCTGCACTGTCTTCTTGTTCTTGCCTGAATGCCTCTGCTTGTTCAAGCGTATCAAATGGATCACTTTGGAAAGCACACTGACCCCAGGGTCCGTTGAAGTAAACATAATACTTGCGTTCTTGATCATCAAAACGAATTTTCAGTTCATCCATACAATGCTCCTTTAAGTTCAGTATTATACATTAGCACTGATTAAATGTAAAGTAGAAAAAAGTATTAATTATTTTCTTGCAGATTGTCCAAATACGTACCCAAGTTGCCAGCGTGTAGAGCCAGCATTATGGCATCTTGCTCACTGTGTACCCATAATTCTTTTAGGTCTTTGATGTAGTATGGCTGTGTTAACAGTCGCTCTAACTGTAACAACATTTTGGGGGTGATGGGTCTATCAAGACCTACAAGGTGTAAATCGAAGTCTGTTTTCTTTGCTAACCACATAGCGCCAACTTTGCTTAGGCGCATACTTGTGGGCTTGGTGGGATTAAAGAACCACTGATATCTGTCCCAGGTACTGGTCGGCGCATTTGGGATAGTGGCCCATTCTATGACCCATTGGTCTTGTGTCTTATGCTCTGTAGATTGTGTCACCTTGCTTCAACAAGACCACTGTAAATTTATCTGTCTTGAAAGTGTTGTTCATCTTTTTGCACAGATTGATAGCGTGTCCGCTATTGCTAAATGAAACCTTTTTGTATTTAGGTCCCGGATAGTGAACTAGGGTATGGAATGTTTTAAGATTAATAGGTTGGTTGTCGTAGAACACTGCCCATATGCCTTCGCTGGCTAGCACTTGATCGCTCTTATATGTAGTTTTGTTAACGTGTTCTAATAGAACCGTTGGCTTTGGTCTTGACATACTCTTTCCTTGACTATAGTTATTTATATTCAATAACTACGCACATTATTTAAAACTGCCCCCATCCATCCCCATTTGGGCAACCTGCGCAACAGGTTCTGGTTGATCGCTGAGTTCTGCTATATGTGTTAATAAGGCAAAGATATCGTTGTGAAGATTTCTTGCCTCTTGTGCAGACAGTACCAACTGCTTGCTTTGTGTTTGATTCATAACACGCACTTTGTCGTTAAACATACGCACGTGCAAACTTAGTTTATTGATTTCGATCATCTACTTCTCGTTCAGCGGCTTCTTGCGTTGCAAAAGGTCCACAGTATTCGTAACGATTCAACATAATGAGTTTTGGACAGTATTGCAAACTCCAATCATCATCAAGTTTTACTGCGTAGTATCCAGCGCCGAAATAGCTCTTGCTCATACGAGTTTTGGTATAGATTGGCAAGTAACGTTGGACATCAAACAGTGCATTGAAGTGTTTACCGCCTGTGGGGAATCCATAGATGTTATCTTCAACTGTGACTTTCTTGCGTTCGGCTTTGGCAAATACAATGTTGTATTTGGAACTCAGCATTTTGATACTGGGAAAGTATTCCCGCTGATAGTCATGCACATAAGCATATCCACCATCTTCATCAATTGCCTGAATTGTAGCGCATTGCTGTCCATCACGCTCGACAATCCAGAACTTATCTTTAACTATGGGTTTTGCGATGGTGTTCATTTTTGTAGTTGGCTCATTGTAATAATTTTGCCCAACTCTTTATCGAAGTCAGCATCCTCGTGAATCAGATACAGCTTGGGTATTGGGCCAGACTGGATGCTGATGATATAGCCACCGTTGGCATGTGTGATGCGTATTGTAATATCACTGTTGATATAAACGTTGGGTTCTTGTGCGCCTATGCTATATAAACTACTTGCGTTGCCTAGTGCTATGCCCGCACTTGCGTATTGTCCTGCTATTGCCGTCATTGCTTTGTTTTCCTCTTTGTCAAATAAGATGCGTCCACCAGATAACCAGTTGGCCAGACGCAGGCGTGATTTTTTGAACATCATTGTTTCAATAACTCCATGGCAACAATTTGTCCAATGCGATGAGCAATGTCTTGTTCGGTGTCGGGGATCACATAAGTTTTGTTGTTGCTTTCGTCCCGGCGACGATCGTATGTACGCATCTGTACAATGGTTCCGCCCTCGGCCGGCATCACTATGAATCGCATACCGTCAATGTCTGCTTCTTCGCCGACTCGTACTTTACCTGATGCCACTGTTGTAGCGTAGATCTCGTTTTCACGTTTTGGATAGTCTTGGACCCATGCCATAAAGCGGTATAGAGTGCGTCTAATCATTTTTGTTCCTTGGTTTCTTCTTCTAGGGTGAGCGCCTTCATAATCTCAAGACGCTCGTATGCGTCTCTAAGGCCAGGATGTTGGTCCATTCTAGCCTTGAGTTCTAGTTCTTCAGCACGCCGTTGTTTGGCCCAATCTAGCAGACTTTCGGCCTCCTGGCTAAGTCCAACACCAGCATAGCCCATATTCAATGTAACCCAACTAGCTCCATCGTAGACTTCCATATTTTGATTGCCGGTATTGTAGCGCACATTACCTACACCTTGAAGTCCACTGTAGCCATTTACGTAAGTGCTTGCCTGGCCACCTGTGATGTGTATATAACGCCCAATTGGGTTTATATCTCTAATCATTCGCCATCGGACTCCGCAGCCGCCTGGCGCGCCACTTCCTCGTCAATCTTGGCCTGTAGCACTTGTGTTATAAGCTGATTGAGAGTGATGTCTTTTTCATGTGCCATCAGCATGAGTTGATACAGTTCTTCCTTAGGAAGATTGAGTTCAATCTCGCTGTAGCCGTCTAGTGATTCTTCAAAGTCTTCATGTTGTGTAGTCATAGTTTAGTCTCCGGGTAAGGTGCTGCCAAGCAGTCAACATATTGTTGTGGGCTTTCGCTGATTTTCTTCAAGTCATACTTGCCGCAGAACTTCAAGAATTTAGAACCAATTTGTGGCACAGATTTGACCACGCTGCCTTCTGCAATGGTAGTGGCTATTTTGACTTTGACTTCATCTGGCTGAGCAGTGAGGTCAACGAGTGTGACATTGCGGTTGTAGTCATCCAATACTCGATGCTCAACCCCGTTGTGGTCAACCCACTTCTGCAACATAAGATTGTTCCAAGAATATCCTTTGCTATCCCTATCGGCAAAGGCTTCTTCCAGACCCGTCTTATTCTTAGTGCCCTTGGTTCTAACTCCAGGATATGCGGAGAAGACATTATCACTAGCATCTCCACGCATACATTTCTCAAAGAGTATCCACTTGGGCTCGGGAATTTTCTTGGGTTCTTTGGTTTTCTTATCAACGACTTGCTTGCCTTTTTTGTCAAAAATACCTTGCAGAGTGTGCAATTCTTCATTGACGCCATTGTACTGAACAACATTAGTGGCCAGTAACTGATGGAAGTCTGAATCTGTGCTGATGATAACGTGCTCGTCTTGTGGATGTGCCTGAATCCAACCAGCAATCAAATCATCTGCTTCTAAGTTTTCGTGTCGGAGCACTGTACAGTTTGTGCTTTCTTTGAGGAAAGTTTTAAGTGCATCAAATGCTTCCCAAAACAAACGATCCTCTTCTTGTTCTTTTTCAGTCAATGATGCAGTTTTAACTGCACGATTCTTTTTGTATGGCTCATAGAAGTCCTTGCGCCAGCTACGACCTTCTAGGCAGATCACAACGTGGTCTGCTTTGTGATTACGAAACGCACTAGAAATGCTACTCAAGGTAACGTGGATAGCAAATCCAAGTTTGTCCCACATTTCTGCCTGACGATGTGCGCTGTGCCGAGCACGAAAGAATGTGTTTGCAGTATCAACAATTAGGTATTTCATAGTTGATATTATACTAGCAGTTTATTTTTTAGTCAAGTAATATTGCACAATTTGGTCGTACAGATAATCGGCCCAAGCTGCGTGTGCGTCTGCCCCAAAATGATAACTATTTTGTTTTACAGTTTTAAAACCCTGTGCCAAACACCAATTGTAATACGTTAGTTCTCTGTTGTATGGATCAAGATAGCAGTTGTTCCAATCCAAGTGTTCTACATTGGCAAACGGTTCATAGCAGGTAAAGAAGTAGTGATTGATGCCATGCTTTTCCAAGAACTGGTGAAAGTTGTGTATGGCTCTGTGCTCTTTGTTTATGTGTGTTTGATAGTCTAAGTTTACTATCCATTTTCGGTAACGATCTTTGATTTCATCAGGCCAATCTTCACCAACTCCACCTGCATTGACCTGATAGTAGCTGTCCTTGTGGAACCATTCTTCACGCTCCCAAGTTGACCATCCAATCACAATCAAGTCTGGACGAACCTGATTTAATATAAAGTCTTCTGTGGTGCGAACTATGCGTGTGTTACTGGCGGCACTTTCGGCATCACAATGTAGCGTAGCACCTAGTCTGTCTGCTAGTCTTTGTCCCCAGCTTACAGCAAGATTGTCAGGATGTGGCGCACGACCATATGCCCACAACTTGGGATCATCTTGTGCAAAACAATAATCGTTTACTGCTTCGCCTGCGGCAGTATGACTATCACCGTTGACGTATAAAATTGTCATAATTAGTATAAATAAAAGTGCCGATCGCGGATTCCCCAACCCCATCGGCTCTAACAGTTGTAAAGGAACTATCAGCATGAATATTTATTATGTATATGCCTACATCAGAGAAGATGGCACCCCATACTATATTGGAAAAGGTACTGGAAAACGAGCGTGGGTTCATTGCAATAACGATGTTATCCACCCGCCCAAGGACACAATGAGAATTGTAATTCTTGAAAATAATCTAACAAATCTTGGGGCACTTGCCCTTGAGCGTAGAATGATTCGTTGGTATGGTAGAAAAGATTTGGGCACTGGGATTCTACATAACAGGACTGATGGTGGCGAAGGTGGGCAAGGATATAAACCAAAACCATTTACCGAAGAACACAAGAAAAATATGAGCAAGGCATGGGAAAAGAGAAGATTGACTCCTATATCTGAAAAAACTCGTGCCAAATTAAGTGCTAAACGCAAAGGTAGGACCTCTCCAAATAAAGGGTTATTAGTTGGCTACAATAAAGGTAAACGTTTAAAAACATTTAAATGTATACATTGCGAAGTTGAAACTACCAATGGAAATTTGCAACGATGGCACAATGATAATTGCAAGAAGAAAAGTTCATAATTTCAATTGTATAAACGTTGCCATCTTGGGGTCATCGAATCTTACAATGGCTTTGATATCCCTTATAAGCAGGTCTAACATCCCACCCTTCACCGCCTATGCGATTGTGTAGAACGAACTTTCGTGGGCCGACATACTTTTCTAATTGGTCAGCCATCCAGCGAAACCCACAATCAAATTCAACTTCGACCATTTTCTTTTACTAATGCCATAACTACTTGAAGACGCTCAAACACATCTGCTACCGCGGGATGATCGTGATATCTTGCTGCATCGTCCAAAAGAGCCTTTAATGCAGTATACCTAGCAAAGTCACTGATTAGAGGGAACAGATAAGTTTTACCATCGGTCTTGAGTATTGTAGTTTTCTCTGTCGGGGCAGCTACCTTAATGGTAACATGAGATCCTGCTGGCGGAGGAGTAGTAAACATAATAGTGCCCTCACCAGCGACATAGTTAATGCCAGGCACCTGTACTACACCATTTACAAAAACGCTTAACATTCTCTATATGCCGGGTTAGGAAATTCAAGTTCAAACACGAAGAACTTATTTCCATCTGTGTCTCTGAGAGTTTCTAATGTGCGATTCTGTTCCGCTTCACTCTGTGTCAAATAAAATCCTGACCCAATATACGCTGCACCAGCGGCAGCAGCGCCAGTGGTGCTAAAGTTCAGATTTGTCTTTGTTGACATTCTGACTAACTGAAAGACCCGCATGGTCTTGGGTATTGGTAGAGACTCCATTAACTGGCCTCGCTACGTCCGTCACCTAGGTTCTTGCGATCAATGACTCGTGGACGAGCATCATATGGTTGATTAGACTCCCATTGCTCATAGTTTTCCATAGCAATGTTCTTGCAGATAGTTTGGAACCAACGATCAATGATAACATCTTCTGCTTCGTTGGGCTTGCTTTGATAGCCAGCACGAACTAGATTAGTGATGAATTTCTCATTCCAATCTAATTCAAATGCGCCATTACCCACATTGTCTGGATCAAGTTCAATGCTTATGATAGCAACATAGGGTTCACCCGCTTCTGTTGCGATTTCTTTTGCTGTCTTTACAGCTTCTGCTGGTTTCTTAGCAGGTGTTTTCTTTACTGTGGCCATTAGGTTCCCCATTCATTTTTAAATAGCGGCACTTGCAATCGGTCGCTGTAACGCCAACCCTTACGCATTGCCATTTCTGCTACAGCACGATTGTTTAGACCATAGACTGATTCAACGCCGCCGCAGGGCATTAGATAAACGTGCCCTTTAAAGCCCTCTGCACGATATTCAGCTACAGTATCTTCAATCTCTTGTAAGTCAGTGTCGTGTGCTATAACAAACTTTAGATACACTGTACCAACATCTTCGTATTCGCAAACGATTTTGGGTCGGATGGCTTCTTCGTGCTTCTCGCCACTAATACTTAGTTTTGGGCTGACACTGAAAGTAATTTCACGATCTGGTGATTGTGTAGCCCAGCCACGCAAAAAGTTGTAGAAACTTGCGCTGAGTTCCTGTGTGCCATTTGTTTCAAAGGTCAGTTCTTTTAGTTCTGCCATGAAAGGGTGTGTGAGTAAGTCTGGATAACTGCGTTGCCATCCTAGAAGCGGCTCACCGCCTGTGATAACCAAGTGCGCATCCTGCCAAGCCCCTCCAGGCAATATATTCCTACAACGATCGGCAATAGCATCAATTGTAAGCATAGGACTAAGGTCCTTAAAATCAGGGTGCCAACTAGCGTAACTGTCACATCCAGTTTCTGTGAGAGGAAGTTCTTCATATTTTGTGTATAAGTGTTTGACGGTTGCAATATCATCTGCTTCTGTACTTAGTTGACCCTTGGGCATACCAAAGCCGGCGCACTTGAAATTGCAGCCAAATGTTCTAAGAAACACGCTGGGTACGCCCATATAGCGCCCCTC